CTCCTAATTCTTAGGGACCCATGGAATGTGGTGGAGGAATTCTTTGAGCCAGAAAAAGAGTTTATTTATTACGATGACAAGAAAGATCTAGAAGAGAAGGTTGATGAAATAACCAAAAATTGGGAAAAATACGAACACATCACCGAGGCTGCTTACCAAAAAGCAATTAACAACTACACAACCAAGCATTTATTCAACGCAATAAGCAAAAATTAAAATGGACGTTTTACTTATAAATCCAGGCGGTGCAGAGGATGTATTTCAAGACTTATCGGTCTCTTACGCGGGCATAGGAACCCCATATTGGGCATTACTGTTGGCAGAGTCATGTCGATCTCAGGGTTATGAGGTTGGCATTTTAGATATTGTAGCAGAAGGTCTTTCTCGTCAGCAAGCCCAAGAAAGAATACAAGAGTTAAATCCAAGACTAATCACAGTATGTGTTTATGGCGAAAATGTAAATGCGGGTACGACCAACATGAGCGGCGCCGTTAAGCTCGCTAATTCACTTAAAGAGGCTGGCGTTAATATTCCAGTTGCATTTGTGGGTTCATATATGCAAGCGTTGCCCTACAAGGTCCTAGAAGAAGAGCCAAACATCGATATAATCTTCACAAACGAGGGTGTTTACGCCCTATGGAATCTTCTAAAGCTAAATGATTTCTTTGACACAAGTGAGTTGCAGAAAATTAAGGGTATAGGCTTCATTAAAGACGGTAAGCCATTTTTAACGCAGCCAGAAAAGTTGGTTCCGCAGGAAAGAATGGACATTGATCTTCCTGGGTATGCTTGGGATCTATTACCCTACAGGGACAGACCTTTGGATTTATACAGGTCGCCACTTTGGCATGGTGAATATGATCACGACAAGAGGACACCCTATGCTGCACTGTATACATCGCTAGGGTGCAAGTTCGGTTGCGATTTTTGTATGATTAATATTTTAAACAGGGACGACCTAGAGGAAATCGGCGTGGCAGCGAATTATAGTAAAATGAGATTCTGGTCGCCCGAGTTTATCATCAACGAGTTTGATAAGTTGGCAGAAATGGGCGTCGAAACGATCAGGATCGCTGACGAGATGTTTTTGCTGAATCCAAAGTATTATATACCACTGGTGAAGATGCTGGCCGAAAGAGAATACTCTAAAAATCTCCGCATGTGGGCTTATTCAAGGGTTGATACTGTGCGTAGACCAGAAACCTTAAAGCTTTTAAGAGAAGCTGGTATAAAATGGCTATGCTTAGGAATTGAGAGCGCCGATAAAAATGTTAGGCTGGAAGTCTCTAAAGGTAAATTTGAAGATGTGGACATTACAAAAGTTGTGCAGCAGGTGCATGATGCCGATATTGGAATTATAGCCAACTATTTGTTTGGGTTGACTGGTGACACTATGGAGACAATGCAAAAAACATTAGACTTAAGCTTAGAAATGAATACCATTGCTTGGAATGCTTATGCGGTTATGCCTCTCCCAGGAAGTCAAGTCTACAAAGATGCCGTTGAGCGGGGCTTTAAGTTGCCCGAAGATTATGCTGGGTATTCCTTTCACGCTTACAACACACAACCTTTACCCACCGATGAATTAAGTCCCGAGCAGATATTGAAATTTAGAGATGAGGCTTATCTAAAGTATCATACCAATCCTAAGTTTCTAGAAAAGGTGAAGCAAGAGTATGGAGACTTGGCGGTAAGCAATATATTGGAGAACACTAAAATTAAATTAAAAAGAAAAATATTAGGAGATTGATATGACTAATAGTGAATTAGAAAAAATAGCTAAATCAGTTCGCAAGGCTATCTTCACATTTAAGACAATGGACGGAATTGGCCATTTGCACAGTTCTTTGTCTCCTGTGGATATTCTAGTTTCCTTGTTTTATGATAAAAAAACAAAATTTAATCACGAAGAAGACTTGGTAATTTTCGGCAAAGCTCATGGCTCCCCTTCGATTTATCCAATACTGGCCGATTTTGGATACTTTCCCAAAGATGAGCTTGAAAAGTACTGTAGGCCAGAGGGAATTTTAAGGTTACACTCAGACTCTTCGATTCCAGGTTGTCATTTTGTAGGCGGCTCTTTGGGCAACGGTATAGGTTACGCTTCGGGTGTTGCCCTTGCGAACAGAGATAAAAATATTTATTTGATTATGGGGGACGCAGAACTGTACGAGGGTTCGGTTTGGGAGAGTCTAATGTTCATCAATCACCACAACTTAAAAAATTTAAGAATAATAGTAGATAGAAACGGCTTGGGGACAATAGGGGATACCGAAAAGATGTTAAAATTGAACCCTTTGGATGACAAATTTAAATCCTTTGTGGGAGAGGCTGAATGTATTGATGGACACGATTACACGGAGTTAAGACGGGTATTTTCAGCGGATAGTCCTCAAGTGGTTATAGCAAACACAATTAAGGGCAAGGGCGTCAGTTACATGGAAGGCAAGTGGAAATATCACACAATTGTCCCTAAGGGCGAAGAATTAATTAAACAAGGATTGGAGGACTTATCATAATGGAAAATAATTGGAATAGACCAAGCGACTACACGAACCAAAGAGATGCCTTTATAGGCAACTTATTCAAAATAGCGCAAAAGGACAAGGATGTTATTTTGATTAGCATTGACATGGGTGCCGCTGCTTTGGACCAGTGGAGAGAGGAGTTGCCCGACCAGTTTATTTGGACGGGCATTTCAGAACAACATAGTATTAATTTAGCGGCAGGCTTGGCAGCTTGTGGCAAAAAGGTTTATGTGTATTTTATGGCAGCTTGGTCAGCTAGATGTTTTGAGCAGATTAGATATTCCTGTGCAATGGCCGATAACCCAATTACATTGTTGGCGAATGGTGTAGCGCTAGGTTATGCGCCTGCTGGACCCGCGCATGAGACGAATGATGATATCGCTTACATGAGGTCATTGTTGGGGATTGAGATAAATTGCCCCGCCAGCGTTACAGCTACCGAAAAACTGGTTGAGGAGTCCTACAACAACCAAAGATTACGATACGTTCGCTTAGAGCGCCATTATGACCAAAGGTTTGATGCGCTTGATAAAACCAACACTACTGGAATAAGCACTGTTAAGGGCGGGTTATTCAATAACGCCCTAAAAAGTGATAAAACAAAATCTGTAATTGTTTCCTACGGCTACATGCTCGGCAGGTGTTTGGATACATGGATAAAGATTATGGACGATTCCAATCATGAGGTCACGCTAATGAACATGTCGGTTCTTAAGCCCAATCCAATCACAGCCAAAACCTTTGAGGGTTACGACAAGATTATCTGCGTGGAAGAGCAAACTGCATCGGGTGGCTTTGGATCTATAGTATTAGAGGGTTTGTCAGACGCAGGGGTTAAAAAGGATTTGTTGAGGATTACCTTGCCCGAAAGGTATATTTTTGAGAATGGTGACAGAAATTATCGTTTGAATAACAACGGACTCTCTGTTGATTCAATTTACAATAAGGTTTTAGACTTTGTAAATGAAGATTAAAAATATATTGATTACTGGTGGCACTGGCTTCGTCGGGAGCCACATGATTGATTTTATTTTAAAGCACACTAATGATAAGATTTATGTCATTAAGAGGTGGATGGAGGACACAAGTAACGTAGATCATATCGATGATGACCGATTTGAATTTATAGACGGCGACTTGTTAGATGCGTTAAGTATTAAAAGGGCTATTGAGATAGCTAAACCTGACAAGGTTTTTCATTTTGCAGCGCAAAGTTTTCCAGAAGTTAGCTTTAAGCTGCCTGCAATAACCCTGCAAACTAACACAGTGGGAACCACTCATTTGCTCGAATCAATAAAGGAGTCCTGTTACGATCCAATCATTGTCAGCGTGTCAACTAGCGAGGTTTATGGAATGCCCGAAAAAGATGAGCTTCCAATTAAGGAAACCAATCCCCTAAGAGCCGCTAATCCATATTCTATATCAAAAGTCGCACACGATTTAATGTCCCAATATTACTGTAGCGCGTATGGCCTAAAGATTATAACAACTAGAATGTTTAGTCACGAAGGCGCCAGAAGAGGCAAGGAGTTTGCCCTTTCGTCATTCGCTCATCAGATAGCGAAAGGCGAAAAGAGTGGAGTTTATGTAGTTAAGCACGGTAATTTAAATTCTGTCAGAACCTATAATCATATTGATGACGCAATCAGGGCATACTGGCTCTGTTCCGAGCGTGGTGAAAAAAGATATGGAGAGGTATACAATATAGGCGGCGATGAAACCTGCACCGTAGGTCAGGCTCTGGATATCCTTATATCCAAATCAAATAAAACATTTAAAAAAGAATTAGACAAGCAAAGATTAAGACCAACAGACATAACTTTACAGATACCATGCACGGCGAAGTTCCGTGATCATTTTGATTGGGAGCCAGAAAGGGGCCTAAATGCTATTTGTGATGATTTATTAAATTATTGGAGGAAAAAAATATGATAGAAGACGTAAAAGTAATCCAGCCCGACAGATTTGAGGATTTTCGCGGCGATATATATACAACATGGAATAACAAAACATACCCCGATTTAAATTGGAGGCTGGACAAGTTTGCTCACTCCAGAAAAAATGTGCTTCGAGGCGTACATGGAGATGATAAAACCACAAAATTAATTAGCTGCGTTTATGGTAAGTTTTATTATGTAGTCGCTGATAATCGAGAGGATTCACCAACTTATAGAACTTGGGACTGGCACATACTGTCTGCGGAAAACAGAAAACAGTTGCTGGTTCCCGCTGGATGCGGTGGCGCTTACTTTGTGTTGAGCGATGACTGCACCTTTCATTACAAGTTGGCTTTCGATGGGGAATATAACGATGTCGCGAACCAGTTTACCATTAAGTGGCACGATCCCGAGTGGAAATTTGAGTGGCCACACCAAAACCCGATAGTATATGGTAGGGATAGATAAAAATATTAAAAAATAATGTCAGACAGGAAATATTTACCAACGCTTTCAGAATTAATTGATCGACTTTCAATTTCACAATTGAAGGAAGTTTTTATAACCGAACACAAAAAGGAATATAGCGCCGAGATTAGAGATATTATTCATGACATTGATGTGCTTTTGCAGAGCGGTTCTATTTCCTTGGACGCTAAAACAATTCGCGCTATTGTGGTTTTGGCTCAAATGAATTTGCATATTTGGCACAATGAATCAAATTACCGCAAGGGAATAAAAGAGGGTAATAGTTTGGAGTTAACGCATGGGTTAAATGGTATAAGAAATACGGCCAAAAATAAAGTTGAAGAAACTGCGGGTGGCAGAAAAGATTACAAAATTGATTGCCTAGCAGCAGAATTCAAAGACTGGGAGATTAGTTGGGGTGAGTAAGGTTCTCGTCATAGGCGATTCGTGCAAGGATGTGTATGTTTATGGGGTTTGCAGAAGGCTGGCGCCTGATGCTCCCGTGCCTATTTTCGTCCCCACAGAAGAAAAGCACAACCGAGGGATGGCGGCAAATGTCTATGAAAATTTGATTTCCCTTGGCGTTAAAGCGCATTTAAAAACAAATAACCTTTTTGCAGAAAAGAGAAGGTTTGTCGAAAAGGACACCAATCACATGTTTATCAGGGTGGATTCGGGGGAGGATCGAATTAAAAGGATCTCTGATTTATCCAAATCCCTACTGGAGCCTTATGATTGTGTTGTCATATCTGATTACAATAAGGGCTTTTTAACCAAAGATGACATACAGTTTATTTGCGAGAATCACCCTCTTGTGTTTATAGATACAAAAAAAAGGATAGGTGAATTTTGCAATGATTGCTCATTTTTAAAAATTAATAGAGATGAGTATAAAGTTTCGAAAGACTTTTTGGATGGACCAGATTGGGACAATAAAAAACTCATCGTTACATTGAACGCAAAAGGTTGCAGGTTTAATAATAAGATTTATCCCGTTGAAAAAGTAGAGATAAAAGACCTTTGTGGGGCGGGTGATACTTTTTTGGCTGCAACAGTTTCAAAATATCTTGAAACTGGAAGTATGGAGGATAGTATAATATTTGCAAATAAATGCGCTACTCAAGTAGTTCAGCAAAAAGGGGTCAATACAGTAGCAATATGAAGACAATTATTATAACAGGCGTAACAGGACAAGATGGCAGTCATATGGCTGACTACCTACTAAAAAACACAAAACACACAATTATTGCTGGCATTCGACGCCTTAGTGTGAAAAACCACGAAAATATTTCGCACCTTGTAGATCATCCTCGTTTTAAATTAATTGATCTAGATATCACCGATCAAGCGAACACCGAGCAGGTTATAGCTGAACAAAAACCTGATTATTTTATCAATTTTGCTGCAAATTCTTTTGTTGGTGTTAGTTGGAGACAGCCAGTTAATCACATGGAAACGAATTGCATGGCTGTTTTGTATCAACTGGAGGCCATTAGAAAGCATTGCCCCAGTTGTAAATACTACAATGCTGGCTCTTCTGAGGAATTTGGGGACATTGTGACAGAGACGCAAAACGAAGAGTCTCCACTGCGTCCGCGCAGTCCATACGCGGTTTCCAAGTGTTCTGCGCGGCATTTGGTTAAGGTTTGGAGGGATTCTTATGATCTGTATGCAGTTCAGGGGTGGCTTTTTAATCACGAAGGGACGCGCAGGGGCGAGGAGTTTGTCACCCGTAAGATAACAAAAAATGTTGCGCGGATTTTCAATGAGCAACGTGCGGGTAAAAATATCGTTCCACTTCAACTGGGAAATTTGGACGCTAGGCGCGATTGGAGCGATGCGGAAGACTTGATTGAGGCAGTTTGGAAAATGCTGAATCAAGAACAGCCAAAAGATTATGTGATTTCATCCGATGAAACACACACCATCAGAAAATTTGTCGAGGAAGCATTTAATTTTGCTGGATTCCATCGCAGCGAGTGCCGTTGGGTGGGTAGTGGCGTGGATGAAAAATACTATCACGGAGAAGATTGCCTCGTAGAGATAAATCCTGAATTTTACAGACCAGCGGAAGTGGAATGCCTGCTTGGCGATTCAAGCTTAGCCAGAAAAGAGCTTGGCTGGGAGCGTAAAAGCACTTTTCTAGACCTTGTTAAGAAGATGGTTGACAACGATCTTAAGCAAGCTAATGTTTGAGAGTGCCAAAAACAAAAGGACCGAATAAGCGCGAAATTCTTTTTCGATTACTGGAAGTTCCCGACAAGGGCAGGCGACCCTTTTTTGCAAGGGAAATGAAAATGCTTAACGATCTTTGTGAGCGTTATTCGTTGGAGTTCATGGATGTCGTGAGCTTTGGGAAAAAGTTCGACTCCCTTGCTTATCTGGTCAGCGAAAAGTTAAGAGATGCGTTGGATGAAAAATTTAGGGCTTTTAATTTTAGGGTTGATTTATCAAAGTATCACAGTTATGATATTGGTGCAAAGACTGGAGAAGACGGTATTATAAATAAAAAAAATAAAACTATTAGAGACTTTTTAAATGACTAGCGACGTAAACCCAACAAACATTCTTAGTAATTATTTGAAGGCCAACAAGGATGATCATTACAACTTTGAAGATACTGTGGAGTACAAAGTGTCGAGTGGCTCATTGCAGCTAGACTTGTATCTGGCGGGCGGGTTTGGACCTGGACTACATCGCTTTACGGGGGTTAACGAAGGGGGCAAGACATCAGAGTCTCTACAGGTTATGAGGAATTTTCTTGGAACTTTAGAAAACTCTAGGGGACTCTACATTAAGGCCGAAGGTAGGCTTGGCCCAGAGGTTCAAAAGAGATCGGGTGTAAAGTTCGTGTTTTCTCCCGAGGAGTGGGTCGATGGAACATGTTTTGTTTTTGAAAGCAATATCTATGAAACAGCAATGGGTTTGATTAGACAGTTAATTACAAACAATGATGATAAGATCAAATACTGTTTTATTTTGGACTCTGTGGACGGGCTAATTCGCAAAGACGACTTAGGCAAGAATTTTGAGGAGAGCAGCAAGGTTGCTGGTGGCGCGGTTATCGCCTCTGATTTCTGTAAGAAAACTAGTACCGCATTGGGCAAGCGTGGTCATATGGCGATATTCATCAGTCAGGTTCGTGCTGATATTAAGCTTGACCCATACGCAAAGTCTCCCGTTAGGCAAACTACTGCAACAGGAGGCAATGCCCTGCTACACTTCGCTAATAACATAATGGAATTTGAGCCTCGGTTTAAGGGGGATTTGATTTTACAAAACCCCTCAGTTAAAACCATGGACGCAAAGAAAAATCCTATAATCGGACATCATGCTAAGGTTACAATTAAAAAATCGGCGCATGAAAATACGAACACTACAGTTTCCTATCCTATTCGCTATGGACGAACGGATGGCACTTCTATCTGGGTAGAAAAAGAGGTTATTGATTTACTTTACGCATGGGAGTTCGTAGAAAAGAAGGGTGCGTGGATCAAACCAACCGACGACTTTAAAGAGCTTCTTACTGCAAACAATCTAGAGTTTCCAGAAAAGATACAGGGCGACAATAAGCTGTTCAAAACGGTTGAGGAAGACAAAGATTTGTGTAAATTTTTGGTAGATTATTTTAAGGAGCAGATACAGGTATGAAGTTTACAGACGCTTATGGAAAAACAAGAAACCTTAAAAATGCCAAAAAATATTTAATAGACTGGAACAAGCCGAGCAGAAGCAAATTCCAAACGCAGGTAAAAAAATTCCTATATAAATATTGGAAAAATGATATTGTTTTTGAAGAGTTCAGGGTTGTCGGTAGCAGGCTAAGTTTAGATTTTTACAACGCTAATAAAAAAATCGCCGTCGAGGTTCAGGGGGCGCAGCACACTAAATATGTTAAGTTTTTTCACAAGAACAGGCTTAAATATTGCGATCAGTTAAAAAGAGATGAAAAGAAGCTTGACTTCTGTAAAGCTAATGATATAAAGTTGGCAGAGATTTATCCCAAGGACGTTGTTACAGCGTCCCTTTTTGAAGACCAAGAGATTTACTTATGAATTTAGACGACTACGACAACGAAGAGACTGATTTCAGGCTACCAACAGAATGGGTGGAGAAAATTTATGAGTTATCTGGTGGGGCCGAAAAGTATAAAGGTATCCTCATGGCCCTTTCTTCAGAGCAGGGGGAACCACTTATATATTTTAAATACGACTCAGGAATGACTGAGGCCGCATTAACGAAAACCATGTCTGATTACTTGCGTAATATGGACAACAATAAGGAGAATAGCCCCGAAGAATGATTTACAATTTTGAACTTGAGAAGCAATTGTTGGCAGGGCTAATTAAAGAGCCTGATGCTTTGGCTGAGATATCTAATTTTATTGGGATTGGAGATTTTTACTCAGAAAACAGTTCTCTACATTCAACAATTTTTAGAATTATACAACAGGCAATTGAATCGGGTGACGAGGTTGATGAAGTTATAATTGCTCAGCGGGTAAACGATGTTGGCATATCTTTTCAAGACAACTTGAATCCCGCTGACTACATTAAGTCATTAGCTTTACGCAAAGTTCCCAACGGCAATACAATTAAAACAGCCAAAGAACTTAAAAAATACTCCATTCGCCGCGAAATTTTAGATTCTTCTTCTCAGATTGGCAAGAAGATGAAAAATATGCCCTCCGAAGCCTCCTATCGGTCGATTATTGAAGCTGCGGACAATATTTACAATTCCAGAATCAATCTTTATGAATTGGGTAATGACATCCCCGAGAATATTTATGAAGAAATGGAGGATTTGATTGAGGATAGGGGTAATAATCCTGTCACGGAATTTGGCATGATGGGTCCACATACCAAGGTCAACGAGATTTATGGCTCTTTATTGCGCCCAGGAAATATCACAGTCATAGTAGCTAGATCTGGCGTTGGTAAGACTAACTTCTGCATGGACTATACCACCAAAGTTAGCCTTCAGTATGATGTTCCTGTGCTACACTTTGACAATGGCGAAATGAGTAAAGAGGAGCTTATCATGCGGCAATGCGCGGCGCTTTCGGGCGTTCCAATGCATTTGTTGGAAAGTGGCAAGTGGAGACAGGCAGGCGACGAAGTTGTCAATAAAGTCCGTGCTGTATGGCCCAAGATTAAAAGTTTAAAGTTTTATTACTATAATGTAGGAGGCATGGATGTTGACTCAATGGTTAACACGTTAAAACGATTCTACTATTCAAAAGTTGGACGAGGTAATCACATGGTCTTTTCTTTTGATTACATTAAAACCACTTCAGAAAACATAGCGAACAAGTCTGAATGGCAGGTGGTTGGAGAAATGGTGGACAAGTTTAAGAAATGCGTTCAAAAGGAGATTCTACATGAAGGCAATCCAGTTATTCCAATGATCACTTCTGTTCAATCAAACAGGTATGGAATCACCAACAACAGGAACTCACAAAATATCGTAGACGATGAGTCGATTGTTTCACTTTCGGATCGCATCACACAGTTCTGTTCCCATATGTTTATTTTGCGTAACAAAACAGCGGATGAAATGGAAACTGAGGGTAATAGATTTGGAACCCATAAGCTCATCAATGTGAAAGCTCGTCATCTTGGTAGCGACATAGCTGGCGCGATTGAACCCGTTCGCATTGGTGACGCCCTCCGCAAAAATTCCATTAACTTAAATTTTATGAATTTTAATATCACAGAGAGGGGCGATTTGAGAGATATCGCAAGAGTGCTTGATGGCGAGGAAGACTTAGATACGGATGGACTCCAAGAAACAATCCCAGACTTCGATCAGTTCTGATGATTTTCAGGGCATATTAGAATCGATTGGCTACAAACTTATCGACTGCGGAGACCATTGGAGAACTCGCGCTGTCTATAGAGATGGAGACAATGAAACTGCCCTTAAAATTTATAAGAATACTGGTGTATGGATGGACTTTGTGCAAAACAAAGGCTCCAAGCCATTTGAGGCTTTAATTAAGGAGACGCTACGGGACAATCCAAAGGAGTTATCGGCCATTTTAGGGGGCGCCAAAAGGGAGGTTACTTCAGTTTACAAACAAAAAGAGACTATACAGATGGAAAAAATTTACCCCAAATCTTCATTAGAGAAGCTTTTCCCAAATTACAATTTTTATTCCCAGAGGGGCATTTCCGAAGCTACGCAAAAATCTTTTAAGGTTGGGTTGGCGGGTGTTGGCAAGATGTATAGAAGAATGGTTTTCCCCATCTATGACGAACATAATCAAATCATAGGTTTTTCTGGCAGGAAAGTAGACGACGACAACAATTACCCGAAATGGAAGCATATTGGTCGTCGCAACAATTGGGTTTACCCAGCCTTTAATCAGGATTCAGGTGTAAATGAAGAGATAGACTTAAAAAAAGAAGTAATTTTAGTTGAAAGCATCGGTGATGCAATGGCGCTTTATGAGCAAGGTATTAAAAACGTTTTGGTTATGTTTGGCTTATCCGTTAACAGTCATATTATTAACTATCTTAATAGCAAGCCTATTGATCGGATTTTTATCTCTACTAATAATGACGACCACAGTGGGGAAAATAGAGGATTTACGGCGGCGATAAAAACTTTCATCAAACTGTCTACTTACTTTGATTTAGATACATTAATTGTAAAATTCCCACCGAAGCCATATAATGACTTTGGTGATGCTCATCGCGACGGCCATGATTTCAATAAACTTTGGATTAAAAAAGAATATAACCAAGCTAAACAGCTAAGTTACATTTCAGAGTTCATTAAAGAGAATACCTCCTGCTTCACTAAAAAAGAAATTAAGACCGCCTTAATGTTTAGTGATGCCTGAGCCAATAACACCACTTTCAGCGAGTAGAATCAAGACAGCGCAGTCTTGCTCTTGGTTGTATTGGTGCAAATACAAATTAAAACTACCTGAGAAAGGTAATGACGGCGCAAGAAGGGGTTCTATTTGCCACTTAGTCTTTGAGGTTTTGGGCGTAAAAGGCAGAAAGAAATATTTTAATAAAATATTAAAAACCCAAGACGTATTTTCTGTCCCATCAATCAAAAGGTTAATTTTAAAACACGCAGCGAAGGAGGGTGTAGACGATCAGGAAAACATTGACCTGATGAAGGAGATGATTTACAACGGTCTAACATACGACTTTTTTGGGCAAGATTTGGGCAAACCGACAAAGGAGTATTCTGAGAAAGATTTCGACATTATTAAGGATGACGGCTCAATACAATATAAAATAAGAGGCTTCATTGATAAGCTTTTTTTGTATAAAAAACAAAAATTTGCGCTTATTAGGGACTTCAAAACCAGCAAGGACGTTTTTAAGGGCAAGGATCAGACGGATAACTTACAGGACTTGATGTATAGCTTGGCTGTTAAGAATTTATTTCCTGAATATTCAGATAGAGTTAGCGAATTCCTTTTCTTAAAGTTTGAGCTTGATGTTAATGCTAAAAAGTCTGGCGTGGTTCGGATGAAAGCGTTGGATGAACATGAGCTAAATGGCTTTGAGATGCAGCTTTCTGAAATACAAAAATACTTAGACGGGTTTTCTGAAAAAGATGCCAGAAAAAATTATGCAGCCCACCAAGGCTTTCCAACAGACAATTCTTTTACTGGCAAATTGCTTTGTGGATTTGCCACACAAAAGGGAGAGTTAAAAAAGGATGGCTTACCAAAGTGGCACTGCCCAATGAAGTTTGACTTTTTCTTTTATCAGGTTTGGGATGCACATAAAAACACGATTGGGTCATATTTTGAAGAAGAGTT